ACCTATCGGATTATTTGCCTCGAGACACAATTTCTACAAGTGGCGTTTTCCCAGCTAGTGATATGCCTTCTGATTTCGTGCGTGACAAGTACTCCAAATTTGGGTATCATCCTCAGTAGAGCAGACAAGATACGCGCCGCGTCACTCCTGTCCGTCTCACCTCCTTATTAGTTGGCCCCCGACTCGTGCCCCCAAACTCTTAGCGGGGGATTACCCGTCAGGGGTCTTTGTTTTTGGAGCGGTGCCATGCCTAAGACAGCGATTCTCGTAGATGGTGGCTTCTATTCTAGGAGGGCTAATCACGCTTGGGGGGAACATTAGCGGCAGGGAAAGAGCAGACGAGCTTGTCAGGTATGCCAAATACCATATCGTCAGAAATAACCGAAACCGTCTTGAAGGGGACAAGCGCTCCCTCTATCGAATCTTCTACTACGACTGCCCACCTCTGAACGGGCGAAGCGTAGTCCAGCCCTGGAACGGAAGACAGACAACTTTCGGAAAATCTAACCCCGTCTATCAGAGGAAGTCAGAATTCCTGACCGAGTTGTCGAAGCGGACGAAGGTCGCCATGAGGATGGGACAGATTGCCAAAGAGAAGATTAGGTACGTCCCAAAGGATCAGGCCATGAAGGACATCATGAATGGCAAGCGTACGTATGATCAGCTCGGGGAGGACGATTTCGAGATTATCGGCATGAAGCAGACTGGTGTTGACATGAAGATTGGCATCGACGTTGCGAGCCTCGCCCAAAGTCGCATTGTTGACCAAATCATTCTAATCGCCGATGACACTGACTTCATCCCTGCGATAAAGGTTGCCAGACGTGCGGGGGTAGACTTTCTGCTCGACCCCATGGGAAACCATGTGAACAACGAACTCCGACTCCAAGTCGATGACATTGAAGACCTGCATGATTCGTTTAGGCCTGCTGTTACCGGAACCCATGCGAGAATTACGGGCATAGGAACAACGCACTAGCAGCACTGCAAGGATAACGTGGTGTATCCGCAAGAGAAAGAAACCAACAAGCCGTCCGAGAGGGCGGCTTTCTTGTGAAAGGAGACACTGAAATGATCGACAAATTCAAGCAGTACGTCGCCGAATACTACAACAGCCGCGTCGACAAGAGCGATGGGACGCGCATCACCGAGAACGACGTATACGTGGTCTGGTCATGCAAGACGCTCCAGAACTGGAAGGCGCTGCTGTCCACGAACGTCAGCGACGGAATGTACTACGAGCTGACCCACGACGGCGACAAGGGCGTGACGTACCTCGACGCCTACAAGAAGTGGGAGAACGTCGCGATTCCCGACTAGGAGAGGAATATGGACTGCATCCCCAAGCGCCTCCGCGTCCTCGGCATCACCTACCGAGTGAAGCGAAGACGGCTCGACGGCGAGGATGGATACATCGACCCCCAGAGGCAGCTTATCGTACTGGATAAGAGGCTCTCCAAGGAGAAGGCCGCTCAGGTGCTCATTCATGAGATTGTGCACGGCCTTCTCGACCAGCTCGGCTATCTCGACCTCTATGAGGATGAGCATCTCGTGCAAGGATTGGCGATAGGGCTGCACGAGGCGCTATTGCCGCTTTACGCTTCTTGCGACTAGATTTCATCGAACATGCCGCCCGAAAAGGGCGGCTATGCGCATACGGCTGTCCGTGAGCCGACAATCACGGGAACAGGCTCCGGAAAGGAGCTTTTTTGTTGCCCGGAAAGGGCGGAAAGGGAGCAGTCATGAAAGACGATCCTAACAAAAAAGACCCGAACGACGGCACCAACGACGAGACGGAAGAGACCGTCGACTGGAAGGCCAAGTACGAGGAGATGCGCGCCCACGCGCGCGACTGGGAGAACAAGGCCAAGGCCAACAAGGGCGCTGCCGACGAGCTGGAAAAGCTCAAGGCGGAGAACCTGTCCGAGCAGGAGAAGGCTATAGCCCGCGCGGAGAAGGCAGAAGCGGAGCTGCAAAAGCTCAAGGCGAACGCCGAACGCGCTGAGGTGTGCGCCCGCATCGCGTCCAAGACCAAGCTGCCGCTCGAGGTGATCCAGACCCTGAACGGCGAGGACGAGGACGCGCTGGCGCAACAGGCCAACGCGCTCAAGAAGCTGCTCCCCGACTATCCAAATCGTGAGGACGATGGCGGCGGCAAGTCCTCCGCCAAAAAGACCAACGCAGACCGATTCGCTGCCGCGTTCGGTCTGTAGTAGAGAAAGGCGGCAACCATGCCTGCTATCGATATCAACCGTAGGTCGACCAACGTAATCTTCGACCCCGAGGTCTCGAACGAGATCATCACCAAGGCCATCGAGGAGTCCGCCATCATGCAGCTCGCCGGCAAGATGAGCGTTAACCCCGAGGGTAAGACGTGGCAGACCATCGAGACTGACCCCGAGCCGCAGTGGGTCGGCGAGACCGAGCAGAAGCCCGTCGACCGCTTCACCTTCGGGAAGCGCACCGTCAGCCCGTACAAGATGGCGCTCATCGTGCCCTTCTCCGACGAGTTTCTCCGTGACAAGAGGGGCCTCTACGACGAGTGCGTCTCCCGCGTGCCCAAGCTGTTCGGAAAGAAGTTCGACACCACCGTCCTCGGCACCACTGCCCCTGGCACTGGCTTCGACGTTCTTGGTGACGCCGGAACCGCGACTATCATGGCGGGTACCGACATTGACGTGTACGATCGCTTCCTCGCCGTGGACTCCACCATCGGTGCCGCCGACGGCATCATGAACGGCATCGCGCTCGCGCCACAGGGACGCTCCATCGTGCTCGGCGCGAAGGACGGCAACGGCCACCCGCTCTTCACCCCCAGCGTGGAGTCCGGCCAGCTTGGCAACATCCTCGGCGCTGCCGTGTCCGTCAAGAAGGGCATCTACAAGGCCGGCACCCCCTCCATCGTCGGCATCGCAGGCGATTGGGACGAGGCCAAGTGGGGCACCATCGGCACGCTCGCGGGCTCCATCTCCAACGAGGCCACGCTCGTCGACTCCGACGGCTCCATCATCAACCTCTGGCAACAGAACATGTTCGCCATCCGATTCGAGATCGAATATGCCTTCATGGTTAAAAACAAGAATACGTTCGTTCTTCTCACCAACGCCACGGAGTAGTCATGCTGGTCGACCTCAAGGCTCCAAACGGATGTGTGGTCCACGTGCGAGAGGACGCAGTCGAACGCCTCGTTTCCGCTGGTTTCAAACGCGTCGAGGACCCACCGAAGAAGCGCACGACCAAGAAGGGATAGGCCATGGAAGCGTTCGCCACGGTCGATGACCTCCAAGCTGGATGGCGGACGCTCAAGGACTCGGAGCAGGCCGTTGCAAATACGCTCCTGCTCCGCGCGTCCGCCTTCCTTGCCACGAAGCTCTCCAAGAAGGGCATCGAGATTGATCCCGAAGACGAGCTTCAGGCTCTCAACCTCCAGACGGTCACCTGCAACATCGTCCGTCGTGCCATGTCATCGTCGGCGGTGGACGGCATCTCGCAGATGCAGCAGTCCATCGGCTCCACCAACGCATCGGTGCAAATCTACAACCCAGATGGCGCCTTCTTTCTATCGAAGAACGACATGGATGTGCTCGGCCTGACTGGAGCGAGCAGAGCTGGGTGGGCATCGCTCGCATACGTCGAAGAGGGTGATGCGTGATGGATCTGGGGTCCATGCCGCTCGTCAACGACTACTCCCTCTGCAAGCAGATGGTGAGCATCTACCACTACGACAACGGCGAGGTGACCCGCACTGTGGTTTACCCCGCCTACATGGACTTCAAGAAGACTGAGACCACCGAGAAGACGGGGAGCCAAGAGGCCAACTCGTTCCTTCTCGTCATCCCCTGCCATGAGTCACCTGTCGCAATCGGCGACAAAGTGATGGCAGGCGAGGGCCCGGTGGTCGACTCTGAGGACCCCGTCAAGTGGTGGCGCATGTTCGTCCCGGCGAAGTACGTTGGCCTTGGTGTAGTCAGGTACGTCGACCCTAAATACTGGGACGGCGAGATGGTCCATGTGGAGGCTGGTGGTTAACGATGGCACGCAAGAGCTTCAAGAAGTTCGACAAGCAACTGGACAAGCACGGCAACAAGCGATTTGTAACCGTGAACGTCCGCATCATGGACATGGGAACGCTCGTGAAGACGCTGGGTGTCGACAGGGACGGCCCCATCCAGTCCCATTACACCGACCTCATCATGCGCAACCTACGTGACTTCATGCCGCAGGAGAGCGGGCAGCTCGTCGCGAAGATGAGCAGGGAGAGCAGCACGCGAATCCGCGTCGATGGCCCGTATGCGCGGTTCCTCTTCTTCGGATTGACGGCCAAGGGTACTCCCGTGCAGTACGATAACGCGAACCCGTTCGGAACGTCCCATTGGGACAGGCGCATGGCGGCGTCACGCGGGCGTGCCATCGCGAACGAGATGAGCATCTACGCGATGGGAAGGAAATAGGATGCCTGACGCTACCCCGCTCGAGAAGATGAGGGCGTT